CCTGCGCCAGCGTGATGGCATCGCTATCAAAGTCCTCAATTTGCATGAGCCCTTCAATATGTAACACAAGTTTTGGCTTGCGGGCCGCATCCTCAGTACCTGACGTAAACATCAGGCGGTCACCATTGGAATCGATTTTTCCGGTAGCCATGCCAATCTTGCCAAAGGCAAAAACGGCCCGGTCTCCACGCAATGCAACATCAGCAAATCCAATATTGATAGCACCCTCATGAAACAGTGCATCTCCTCGAGATGATTCCAGCAGGGGGATATTAAAGAGTGTTGTGGCAGCTCCGCGCAACGGGAACATCCCGCGGGCAAATGTGTAATACTCGGTAGAGTCCTTGTCGAGGCTGAACGCATCGTATGCCTGATAGCTGATCATCCCAACGCAGAGTGTCTTGCGGTGTATGACATTCTCACACTTGGCGCCGTCGAGACGAAGAACCTCGTATCCCTTTTTTGACCTCCACTTGTGATCCTTCTCGATATCAATTTCATCGAACCCCTGTTCCGGTTCTGCCATCTGTCCAAATGCCGCACTCAGGGAGTAGTCTGTCGGATTGCCGGATAGGACGATCTTCATACCGTGGCAGTCGTCTACCTGTGATGCTGGTGAGCTAAGGTCACCTATAATACCAGCCGAAGTATCCTGAAACTCATCGATAAAGATGCGGGTGCGCCCACTGATCCCAAAGACTGGGTGACGTTTATCCCGCCTGAAGTATTTAATTCCTTTAACCTTCCCAGTACCTTTCTGGTCCTGAGGTACGAGAATACCTTCAAATCCGACATTGATATTATCCCTTTTGTGTGTGAACCGAAAGCCCGGAGAGCTCTCTCCAACGGTCCTCATAACGCCCTGATCATGCAACGTTTTCATTGGCGAGAAGAGCAGTCCCTCCAGCTTTGATGCGGAAATCGTGACGAGCTTAATTGCCGTATAGTCCGGATCTCGCTGGTAATCGAGATACAGCCAGCCAACCCCTCCGTACGATTTTGAAACTGAGGATGCACCAAGTACGCACATCAGGTTGTTGGCGTGCAGGAAATCAAAATACTCCTTGATGAGCTGCGGGCGACAGTCAAATACATCATACCCCCAGTGCATCGTTGCGGCCTCCCTGTACATATCGGCGTCGAGGAAGCTGTGCCAGATGGTATTGAGATATATCTCTGCTCCGCGGGCTGACGAAAAGTCCTTGCCGGGATGCCTCAATACATCCTTCATAAAGTTACCAGCGTCAATCTTGTGCTTATCGGTATCCTCCCGCAGCAGCTGGTTCACATGGTGGTAGTTATCAAGGGCGTGGTCCTTGAACGGATCGATGTCTTCACTCATCCCCTACGTCCTCAGCCTCGGTTTCGATCGGCTTAGCGCGTTCCTTGGCGGCAGCTGTCTGTTTTTGTAATTCAGCTCCAGCCGTAACAGCCATCGCAATCATGGCCATCTCGTCGTCTCCGGCATTCTTTCCTCCGCCCTCGCCTCCGCTCGGACCCCAAGCTGTAATGTGGAGCTTCTGTTCAATCTCCTTACATTCACCAAGCTGCTTCATTTGCAGGGGCGTGAGCTCCTTGTCTCTAATCTTAGTCTCGATGACATCCTTTATATAGTCACGAAGTGTGCCACTAAACTCGGCGGCTGACAGCTGGAGGAACCGCTTATCCTGATCCGCATCGAGAGGGAGGATTAGATCGCCCTCACCCCGTCGCTTGATAGTCAATGACTGGACATATTCTGTGTCCTTTAACTTGACCCGTTTAGTGGTAGTTGTTAACTGGTTCATGCATATGTTATGGTTAGGACACACTCATCGCCCATCTTAACCCGGATGGGTCGTTGATCCCAGTTGGGCAGATAGTCCTGTACCATTATAACATACTCTTGACCAAATTTGCGCGGTAAAACAGGATATCTTCCAACTTGCAGCGGAAGAGAATCAAATTGGCCCCTGAACACAGTCCTTCCATTTACCGTAATTTCAGCCTCTACATCACCGTCGCCCTTCCGCGGAATTGATATATAGCTGGTGATGGTCCAGATAATTAGGGTAATAACTGATGCGCTAACCATGGCCGGAAGCACATATAGTGATAGATCCTTGAGCGTGAATATCGATTCAATCATAATCCCTCCATTAGTTTACATGTAGCATATTGCGCCAGTCTGGTTCCACGTTTACCGTATGCGGCAGATTTCGGAACCCACGTCTTCTTGAAAAATCTCTTTGGGACCACCTTGTTGACGTAGATCCGGTGCTTCTCAAATACCCACTTCTGATTAATGGAGAATGACCGAGCCCCATCAAACCGCTGGAATAGCCCCTTTACGTCAATAACATATGGCTGTATGTTGTCGTCACCATCTGAGTAGAACAGCTTACAGGGAGTTGTATAGCGCCACAACCCATGGTCCATGCTGAAGAACTTATCTTCCGGCCAGATCCGGAAGTCCGGCGTATAGGAATGTGGCTTTAATAGGGTAAACTCCTTTTCCTTAAAGCGCGGACCCTTGGTCTTGGTGTGGTGTACTGTTGTCTTGAAGTCTACAACACTGCCAGATAGGGGGTATTCCCTGTCCTCGTATGCCCAGTCTGTAATATACCCAGCCTCCTTCGCCTCTGCACACCAGAGTGCCATATGGTATTCTTCTGTGCTTTTATAGTCATCTGGCGATATTTCTATAGTTTCCATAAAACAAATCTCAAATATGTGTTATAATGTGTTGACACAACTGAAAAGGCTGTATTAGGATCAGTCAATACTTATTTCACTATTCACACGTTTTATGAAGAACACCTAAAAATCAGGGCTTGACAGCCCGTCCCACATCTGCATGATGTCATCCATAAGTTATTGTTCATTGATTATCTCCTATTAACAATCCCTCTTGGGTGGTGAGCTGCCTGAGAGGGATCTATTTTCCAACATCGTCTACCTGAGCGATGATAACATTCAGGTCACGTCCGCCTGCTTGAAGCCAGCAACACTGGTGCGGGGTTGGGGCCAGCACTAAATGAGTTGCTTCTGGATACTGCTACCCGCTAGGGTTATCCATTGTAGCAACAGGTGCGAGAGCAATTAAGGCTTTAACCTTTCTGGGGAATTTCATAGTGTGGCCGCTGTTCTCGTCGCCCAATTCTTCTTGCCTCAAGTCTGGGGTAAGGGGAATTAGGTTTTTGCGGTGCCTGCCGCACTACGCTATATATGCGTCGCTACGTGCTACTCTTCACGACCAGTATGAAATGAAAGAAAAAAAGAGAAAGAAAACGACCTTCCTGCGGTCGGTCTACAAAAGAAAGAGAAAAAACGCTGGCTATATTGTAAACAATCCTACAATCCGTGTGGGTGGTTCTGGGCATTGGTGACGCATAATGGTTTATCTCGGCTAGGTCTCAACCATAAGGTTGCTAAATTCATATACCCGCGCGCGCGACCCCCCGATAAAATAAATCTTGACGCTGTGAGGAATACCTGCATATTCGTGAACCATGAAAAAAACCAAAGAAACCAGAACGTCCGTACGGGTATCCGACCTGAAGAAGATCTATGACATTATTGGGATGTCGCCGGACGTCAAACACTACGGGGGCAGGTTCTGTAAAGACAATGAGATGATGTTTGATCGGGCGCTGCGCGAGATCGAGGAGATTATCAAACCCTACATACAAGACTAGATTACACTGAATGAATGATTTCACTGAGCTTAAACAGACTGTACGCAACAAGGCTATCGGCCAGCTTCAAGAACTCTGTGAGGAGTTGCTACCACAAGGAAAGCGGTTAGGCCGAGAATGGGTATGCGGTGATCTATCCGGAGCGGCTGGCAAGTCTTTAAATGTTACCATGATTGGCGATAAGGCTGGGCTATGGTATGACTTTGCCACGGGTGAGGGTGGTGACATCTTCTCCCTGTACGGGGCCATCAAGAAAATTGGCTTTATTCAGGCATTTGATGAATTGTGTGCCCGGTTCAACGTGAATCGGGTCCGCCAGATAGCCAAGAAAACCAAGCCGCGACCGCCGTCGAAGGCAGGAATTAAGCCGCTAAGCACCAGTCCGGCCCTTAACTATATGCACGAGAGGGGGCTTCAGGACGATATACTCAAGGCATATAATGTACGCTACCACGGGCGCGATGACGTACGTGTTGACAAGGATGGACAGTCCCAGCCTTTCCTATTCGCGAACAACGAACACTACTGGATAGAGGAGTATATTGACAGCGAAGGCGATCGCGTCATGCTGAAGTCCAATGGGATTGTTAAGAACGAAGGCAAGCATGATATCTGGACAACCCCCCCATATTACACCCTGTGGGGCTGGTGGCTGGTAAAGCCAACACATACCGAGTGTGCTATTGTTGAGGGTAATATTGACGCGATGTCAGTATATCAGTTGCTTGGCCAGAAGATGCCAGTATTCTCAGTGCCAAACGGTGCCCAGAATATGAACTGGATCGATAATGACTTTGATGCCCTGCACCAGTTTGATAAAATCTATATTATATTTGATATGGATAAGCCGGATAAGCGTGGCTTATGCGCTGGCGAAGAGGGTGCAAAGAAGGTAGCTGAGCGCCTTGGCCGTGCACGCTGCTTCCGCGTTAGGCTCCCCGAGGGCTTTAAAGATCCCAATGAAGTCCTATGCGGAGGAGATGAGCGCGATCAGGATGTGCAGATCTGGCTGGAGAACGCGCAGACATACGATCCACCCACAATGCGCAATGTGACGGACTTCCGCGAGGATGTAAAAGCGGCTAGGCGGACGCGACTGGCAGCAATCGAGCACGATACCTTTGCCTTTAACATACCATTTGTCCAGATGCCGGGGGAGGTAACTCTCTTACAAGGGTATCCGGGGTCAGGAAAGTCAGATGTTACCTATCAGATTGCCCTGCACAATATCGAGATGCAACAGCGTGTGCTGGTGTGCAGCTTTGAAATTCCAGAGGATCAGATGATTGAGATCCTCGCAACCCAGTGGTGCAAAAAGGTTCCGACTGACGCGCAGCTTGACCAATTTATTGATATGGCTGCCAAGTATCTATGGTTTGTCAGCGAGGGTGAGTTTAAAACAACACCCGATAACGTCTGTCAGGACATCGAGTATGCATGCCGGAGGTTCAATGTCGAGAAGGTATACATCGATTCCCTCCACTTTATCGTGGATAAGGACGACTATCAGGGGCAGGATGAGTTTATCAGACGGCTCAAGCGGCTGTTTAGAAAGCTGCATATAGCCCACTGCACACTCATTGCACACTCACGCTTTGGCGACCAGAGTGATCACCGGATTCCGCGTATTGATGATATTGAGGGATCTAAGGGTATGATCAAACCAGTTCAGAACGTGCTAACCATGTGGCGTAATAAGCCCAAGGAAGACGCCCTTGAAGATCCGGAGTCAGTAGTTAACGCCAAGGGTGAGCATGATGCTAAGAAGGTGGACCGCCTAAGAGCCCAGCCAGATGCCTACATCGTATGTCAGAAGCAGCGTAATGGTCATCGCCGCTGCTTTAAGCGTGGGCTATGGTTTGATTTCCGGTCACGCAGGTTCCGGCTAGAGGAATCACGGATTGAACAACCAGTGGAGGCTCCGGAGGAGATAGTCTATGACATGGTCATGACGGAATACCCCGGACCAGCTACAGGAATATCAGACGTAGACCTGTCCAAGGAGCCTGATCCCTTTTAATTAGTAAACATCTGCCAGATGTATGATATAATGACATACACATGGCAGACGAACCGACTAATGTAAATCTTCTACCTGACAAGCCTGAGCTCGATATATCTCTAAAATCAGAGAAGCGTGCAATCCGTGACGCGAGCCATGTCCACGATATTGTCGTCGGCCTATTCAAGGATAACGATGAACGTGTTACCGAGGCGGCCAAGATCAGGGCCAAGGCGGATGGTATCGAACCTCCGCTGTCAGCCAAGAAGCTGTCCGAGGAGGGCAAGTCCCATAAGCGCAACTTCTCAACAGGGTTCCTTGGGAGCGTAATTGAGCGCGTGATCCCGCGTCTTGTAATGCGGGTAAAGGCATCCCGCTATCTGACCAGTTCAAAACTGCCGAACACCTATGATAAGGCCGTTGAAAAGACTGAAGCCTTTCGTCAGATCGTTACGGATGCAATCCGGAACTGGGCTGGGTGGAACTTTTTCCTATATAATCTGGCGGATAATAACGTCAAAATGGGTAAGGCATTCGTTACCTATGAAGATGCCACCGAGTGGCGCCCAAGCGTATACAGGCTTGACGATCTAGCCATACCAAATGGGACTAAACAGGGGGAGCCACCTGAGTATTTTGGTATCCGGTGGTCATATTCTGTGTCAGAAATGTTTAAGTTTATTGCTGACAAGGAAACCGCGGAAGATGCTGGATGGAACATCGAGAATGTGGTTGATGCTATTAATAAGGCACGGCCACTGAAGGAAGACCAAGAAGAGATTCCAGCCGAAGCAGCCATTAAGTATCAGGACTTAGAGCTTGAACTTGTCAAAGCAGATTCCTTTACACAGGATTGGGATAGTATCTCAGTAGAGATCATCTATGCTAAGGAACACGACGGCAAGGTAACCTGTTGGATGATCAATAAGGATGAGCCATCCAAGGAGTTTTTCGTTGCCGAGGATATGTATGCAGACATGGGGCTGGCATTCCAGTCTGTCTGTTATGACATTGGTAACGGTACTGTCTATGGCTCGATGGGTGTAGGACAGAAGCTGTATGATCTATCAGTATGCATTGAAAAGGCCCGTAATACTGCCTTTGATCAGCTTGCCAACCGCGGTAAGTTCTTCGTGGTCGTGGCTGACAAGAGTCAGCTGAACGAGATCGAGACCACGATTACCGACGACTTTATTTATATTGCAGGTGCAGAGCTCTCTAATCATAAGGCAGCTCTGGCTGACAATTCCGATGCCTTTATGGCGCTGGACCGCTATACCAGAGGGCTGGCAGAAGAGAAGGTTGGTGCCTTTCAACCTGAATCGCTGGCTACCGATAAGACGGCCACCCAGTCGCGTATCGATGCCCTGAAGGAGGCCGAGACATCCGACGCAAAACTTGACTTTTGGTTGACTTATATTGGACACATTATCCATATGATCCAGCGCAGGCTGATGAGTCCGGATACAGACGATCCAGTTGCACAGGTTGCCCGCGAGAGATGCCTAGTTGTAATGAACGAGGAAGAGCTACAGCTCTTAGCCAACCAACCCCCGGCGCAGACTGGGATTGACTGGACTGATTCACGCCAGCAGCAGCAGGCATCCTATCTCGCATCCAAGCTGGGAAATCCAGCATGGGATCAGGACTTCTTGGAGCGTACAATTGCATCCATGTTGATCGGTGCAGAGATGACCAGTTCTGGGCTACTGCCAAAGAACGATCAGACACAGACGATCGAAGCTACGCGCCAGCAGCAGGACGAATCCTTTACAATGTCGGCCCAAGGGCTATCAGTATTAGTCAGCCCGCGAGACAATCACCTCGTCCACATGCAGGCCATTAGCGGTCAGCAAGAACCACAAAGTGGGAACTGGACAGGTATGCTATTTGCCCTACTCCAAGAACAGAATGTACAGGGGGCACAGGCAATGCTAGAACACTATCAACAACACATGGGTTACGCAGAGCAGCAGGAGAAACTTGGTGAGTATCAGAATGTCGCCAAGAAATTCGTAGCAGATGCAGGACGTGCACTACAGGCCGCCCAGCAAATGTTGGCTGCTCCGGCACGCCTACCAACATAGAATATGTCACAACTCAATACACTCACTAAGGACGTAGAGACTGATCTACGCGAATTCCTCCGCTCCCCATCAGGACATCAGGTGATGACCAGAATGCGAGAATTGGAGCCATACCCATTGGCGGACAAGGAACACCCGCTCGAGACCATGGCATTAAGCGGGGCAGTTACGTCAGGATGGAAGAGATGCCTGCGTAAGCTTATCGAACTTTCAGACACATCAGACAACATCACTAAATAACTACAGAATATACA